CAGAGTCATTGAATACCGCATAATGAAGAAGATAAGAAACAACTGTAGTACTTTTGCCAGTTTGACGGGGCATTTTACAGATGTTAAATCTATTTTCATGGAAGTTGTTAATTAACTTTTCTTGAAAATGGTATGGATGAAACTGTGTCAATCCTTCATCAAGAGAAACAATTTTTATGTAGTTGTTAGCAAAATAAACAGGATCTTCCTTACATCGCATAAACTCAAGAATTTGCTCTTGAGTAAACTCGATTGCAGTATTTGCTTTTTTTAGATTTGGATTGCCAAGGTATACATTATCAGACATAATTTAATCAACAATTCCACGCTCTAAGCGATTTATTAATTCTGCTATCTGGATCTCTTGCGGTTTTAGCAGAAGTTAATTTTTTCTTCATGCCTTTCATTCTAGCGCAGAAGGATGCCCTCCTGGGATTTCCAACCTTCTTTGAAGGTGCTTTAAGGTCAGATCCTGGATTTTCCTTTTCATAAGACTTTCGTCCTTTTTCGTTGAGTCCACCTTTTTTATTTTTTCCTGATTTTTTTGTCCATGCTGCTCCTTCGGCGTGGACAATTGGTTGTCCTGGTTCATAGTCCGAAACTTGATAGTGTCTTACTTTTCCGCCAGGATATACTTTATCAATCTGATCTTGAATCTCAGATCTACTTGGGACTTTTACCGAAGGGAAGAACATTTTAATTCCATAGTTTCTGCCTCTAAAGGTCAAAAACACCATTATAATATTTCCAGTTTTTTGTGGAACACGAACTGCTTCTTCTAAATCTTCACCATCGTGTTCAATATTATCACCTGCTTTTACGCAACGATTATAAGTTTTTCCAAAAAGTTTTTGGGTTCCTGCTTTCTTGTAACCCTTCCAACACTTCTTACCCGCTTCGTTAATTTCTTCTTCTGCTGTAATCAGATCTGTAGTTTCTATTTCGACTGCATTGAAACTATTTCTCCAATCAGAGAAATCATACCCTTCTTTTTTGGTGCTATTGCCCCAATTGGCAGCACCTTTTTTACGACACTTGACTAGTGCTCCTGACGCATATGCACTTGGCCAAACTGAATAGCGTGACTTGACTTTATGGTAGCAAGCATCCTTCTTGCCTTCCTCAATGTCAATTTGGTCACCTACTTCAACATTATTTTCTACAAACCATCCGCGATTTACTTCCAATGCACAGATAACTTCACCATCTGAGGACACTGGATTTTTTTCGTATGGTTCTAATTCTTTAATACTTTCTACAATTCCATCTTCTGATATAAAAGCAATATCAAGAGGAATCTTTGTTTCTGTCATATGAAATGATTGTCTCTTTGATTCTTCAAAGATAAACAACATTCCACTGTTTATATCTAAACTTTCGCGGAACATAAGTCCCAAATTAAAATCTCTAATATTATTTGGAATTTCAATCTGCAAAGGTAGTGTTGTAAATTCTTCAGTCTTCACGTTAATTGCCTTCCCTGATCTATTTGGATTTGGATCTTTTGCATTCTTTCTACGGAATGCGGCATCTTCCTCTTTTTTGGAAAGATTGCGTTTCATTTTACTAGAACCACACTTTGGTTTTGTGGTTTGTCCTGGTTGCTTGGCGCAGGGTTTTCCAGAATATTTCCCACCCAGTTGAACCCAACCAGGCTTGCCATCACTAGACTTACTCTTGCCAAACCAGTCACGCAGAGAAGAATCACCACTTTTCGATTCACTCACTCCTCCGTTGGATCCACCATTGCCACCACTAGACCCGTTACCACCATTGCCATTACCATTGCCGTTATCATTACCATTTTTGTTCTCATCATCTACGGAGTGACCGTTTTCTTTACGAAGCATTCCAGCACGATCAACCATAAATCCTTTCGGGATTGACTTACACTTTTTATCAGTGTAACAATAATATTGTCCGGCAGGACAGCGACCGTTCTTTTTCATATTAGAAAGAGTTCATATGTATATTTATAAAATATTATCCGTCTAATGCAACAGTAAGACCAAGAGTCATACCTGGTAGCGACTGCCAAGAAGTTCCATCATAAAATTCCATTTTCTTAGATGTGGTATTAAAAATTATCGCCCCTTCATCAAACGAACCAGCATCTCTTTGTGTTGTTGTGTAAATTGGTGGATAGAATGCAGTAGATGCTTTTATAGTAGCAGCAGTAACGATGCCAGTTGTATTGATAGAAACTGTCGTACCAATTCCAACAGATGCTTGTCTACCCTCTCTATCACTAAAAACAACCTCTCCAGATGTGTCTTGATGTATTCTTACGGTTGTTGCAGTACCAATGATTATCTCATCAATACCAGTAATTTTTCTCTCATTTGGATCAAGAGTAATTGACCCTGTACCGATAGTTAGAATACCAGTAACTCTTGCATCACCATTTACAACTAGGTCTTCATTATAAAAACCAGTATCAACACCAACATGTAATTTAGTTGCAGTTGCTACTCCGCTTACATTCCAATTTCTAGCATTTGCTTCATCATATACAATATCACCAGAAACATTTAAGTCGCCACTTAAAGTTAAATTGGTTCCTGTCGCATTCTCTGCTAATTCGGATGCAGCACCGCCACCGACTGCTGTACTGGCAATGCCTACCCATTTAGCACCATTATAGATTAATAACTGTCCTTGACCTGTAGTCTGGTCAAATGTTACATCGTCAAGATCTTTAATGAACCCAGCACCGCCACCACCAATGGTAGCAATTTGTTGCTGGATTCTATTAATGAATGTTCTGTAGTGATTTTGAAGATCTTCAAGTGTTGCAAATTTTTGATTTAAAGGAGTTAAAGGATCTGAAGAATTGTTTGTAGATGGATCTCCAGGTAGAGTTGGATTATCTTCTTTTAAAAGTTTTTTCTCATTGAAGTCTGTTATCTTTTCTTCAATAAGGTTTATTTTATCAACTAACTCTTTATTTTTTTCTTCTAATACATCTAACTGAAGTTTATCAAATACACTTTTGATTTCTTCTCTAATGTCCTCAATGTTATCATTTTGTTTTTTAATGTGTTGTTCATTGACAACAAGGTCCATTTCAAGACCTTTCATCTTGTCGGAAATTTTATTCCTAAATTTGCCAACTTCAGTCTTTAGACTTGCATGATAATTTTCATTCGATATTATCAGATTACTCTGAATTTCTCTAAGATCTTCTTTAACTGTTTCTTCTAAGAAATTAAATCTCTTGTGGTATTTTTTAATTTCATCAGAATAAGTTTCTAATTTTTTATTTTCAGCAATCTCTCTTTTTTTAAAATCTTTATATAAAGATCCATATGTTTTGGAAATTGAATCAATTTCTTCTTTATATTCTACTATTACTGATTGAAGGTCTTCAATTTTTTCAGAAGTTTTTTCACTAATATCTTTTGAAAGAGACTCTACTTTTTCCGATAATGTATTTACTTTGGAAAGGACTTGACTTTCTAATTCTTTAACTTCTTTTTCAGATTTAATCTTGTTTTCGACAAGAAGACTATTATACTTTGGTATTTCTCTTTCAGTAAATTCCTTTACTGTAGTATTCAAATCATCAATTGTTTTTTGATATGAATCAATTGAAGATTTGATTTTTTCTTCCGTCTTTATTTCAGTTTCTACAAAAAACTTTTTATATTTTGGAAGTTCTTGATCAACTAGATTATTTACTGTTTCATTAATCTCTTCTGTTCTTTTTTTGAAATCTTCTTTTATATCAAGTACAGTGCTTTCACCAAGACTTTCAATGTCTGCTAAAGCAGAAGAAACTTCTTTATTTACATCTACTCTAATAGTACCTAAATTTTCTTCTACTTCTCCTCTAAATTTTGCAAATCTATCATCTACTCTAACTTCTGATTCAGATACTAACTTCTTATATTTTGGTACATCAACATCAAGAAAACTCTCTACTGAAGTAGAAAGACCCTCAAAATCTTCTTTTATTCTATCAACGGTCTCCCCATTAATAGAAGATATTTTAGATTCAATTTTGGATATAGATTCTTGAACAAAAAGAAGATGTGCCATCATAGCACTATCTAAATCTTCTCTTTTTATTAAATCTTTTAAATCTTCTTTTATCGAAAATATCTCTTCAGAAACACTTTCAACTTTTTCTAGGTTATCTTTAAAACTATCAAACGTACTTGTAAAATCAGATAGTGACTGAATATGATCTAAATTTGATTTAAATATATCAAATGCTTCTGAAACTTGTTCAATTTTTTCTGGGCTTGCAGAACCATACTCCTCTTTTACTTCATCTAAAGGAGTTTTCTTTGTATTTTCAAAAAAATCTGAAGGCTTCTTTAATGCCACTTTTGATATATCTCCACTACATTTATTATTTATTGTCTTCTTCTAAACCATTCTTCAACATCTTTGCTAAATCTGCAGTGGATCCAACAAATAATGCGTTATTTACGGTAGAAGGACCTTTGGTTTTAGTTTCTTCTTCAACATCTTTTAATTTTTTCTGCAAGTCCATCAATTTATCTGTTGCATCAGCAACGTTTTTGATCAATTGACCAGCAACTTCATATGCCCTAGGCATCTCACTTTCTTGTGCAAGTTCAAGAATGCCATTAATTGCTTCTTGTCCTTTTTCAATTATACTATATAGATTTCCTCTAGTATAGTCATAATCTTTTCTAACATCATCTACAGATGTTTTGATATTAGTTATCTTTTTTTCAATAATTTCTGGTTGAACTAAATCTTCTGATGTTTGAAAAGTTTCATTCAATTTATCAAATTTATTTTCCATAATTAAAAGGTAGAACCATCAAATCCAAAGTCATCTCCTTCTTGAACAAGAGCATTATCTTCTGCTGTGATTTTCTTGATCGGAGATCCTTTAACATGTGATGTAATTTTTGTATCATCTTGTCCCCTAAGGACTGTGATTTTATTACCAGAAATTGATTTGATGAAGAGTTCTTCTCCCTCTAGATCAATGTAAGTGTCGGCAGATAGATCTGAAACACTATCAACTTCAAATGTTTTTGTTGTTGTTGTAATATCCGCTGAAATATTTGTAGCAATATCTCCAGTATAATCTTTGGTTGCTCTTGGAACAACAGAATATGTAACTTCTCTTACCGTATTTGTGGTATCTGTACCAGTAAGGTAATTGATAGTAGATTTTTTGATGATATCTTTGGTTGCTGAAGAAGCAGGACCAAATAGATATGTTTTTGCTGTAAATCTTAAAGTATAGAGAAGAACTCTTCTTTTAGTAAAATCTCCTTCATAATCATCATCTATTGTTATATTTTCTAGAACTATCGGTATATCTCTTTTTTCTTTTATAGACTCTACCAATTCTACTGTCAAATTATATTGTGGTTGAAAGTATGGTAAAATTTGCTCTACAATTTGAAGAGCATCATCATTCAATTTACAATAAATTGACAATTCAAACGCCATGTTGTATGGAACAGGCATAAAAGATTTTTTAACATCTGTTCCACCTGTAGGATCTTTTACTTTGAATTGTTGAACAGTGGACACTTTTCTTGAAGCATCATATGTAAGTCCAGTAAACTCAAACGACATCCTGGGTAAAGTGATGGATGTTGGTTTATTCAGATCTGGAGACTGCTCAATTCTTGCCAAAAACTTTTGAGTAGGTCCATATGCCAAGGGAACTCTTAGAACAGATCCTTCTTGCTTAATACTAATGGCATTAAATAATGTTCCAAAAGAAACAATAGTCCTTCTAAGAATTTCGTTATAAAAATACTCAAACATAATTAAAACCTAAAATTTATAAATGACAACAATGTAAGTTTATTTAGGGTATGCCAAATGGGTTCTGCTCCGAAAAATCAATAATAGAATCCGCTGCAGACTCAATATTAAAATTATCTGCAAATGGATCGTTATCAGGAGTAGTATCAAGCACTCTCAAGGGTCTAGAAGCGCCCGAAGTTGATCCTACCACAGTTTCCCCGACACTAAAGGTTCCATCCACGCTAGCAACCTCCAGAACGCCTGTGGTGGAGTTCCAAGTTCTTACCCTGGCAGTTGTGCTAGTGGCAGATCCAGTTATGACTTCATTGAATACAAAATCTCCAGTTCCACCAGATCCAGGAGAATCGACTGTTATTGTTGGAGTAAGAATATATTTGTTTCCGGAATCAGTCACTTCTATACTAGAAACATTTCCTGCACTATTAATACTTACAATACCTTTAGCAGTAGCAACTCCTACTACTTCGTCAATATAATTTTTATCTCCTACAGTATTTGATATTGAAACTAAAGGAGCAGATAAGTATCCTCCACCTCCAAATGTTACTGCAATGCCAGTAACAATACCACATCTATCAATACCAAATTCAAATACAGATGTTGCAACTCCTACATTTGTTGATGAATTGTTGATAAAGATTGTACTAGAACCAATAGATGTAACATAACTATCTCTTGGCACAAAGTTATAAACTTCACTATGTCCAATTCCTAATCTAACTCTATCACCAATGAGAATATTATTGGTATTAACTCCAACGATAGAAGTTGAACCTATTCCAATAGTACCTTGAGTTTGGATAGAATTGAACCTAATTGTTGCTATTCCAAGAGCTCTGAATTGTTCATCTGCTCCAGATGGTGAAGCAATACTAACAGTTGGAGTCGAAACATATCCATAACCACTATTTCCAATACTAATTGAATTGACTGTTCCAGCAATGGACACAGTAACAGTAGCAGTTGCTTGTACTGGTGATGGATTTCCAGAGAAAGAAATACTGGGTGCCACGGTATATCCAGCACCAATTGTTGCACTAGTACCTACTGCCCATGCATCATCATCATTGAAAGAGACTGCAGTTACAATACCTGTAATAGGATGTATAGTAGCAATACCAACAGCAACCTGTGTGGGAGCAACCATTGTTCCAGATGTAGTTATTGCTACAGTAGGAGCAGTTGTATATGCTCTGCCAGTAGTGCTAAATGCAATAGAGCCTGGATCGATAGAAGAACCAGCAATACCTATAGTTGCTCCAACAAAACTAAATCCTGGATGAGAGATTGATACAGTTGGAGCACTAGTGTAGAACTTACCACCAGTTGTGATTGCCAGAGTTTCTACAGTTCCTCCAGTTTCCGCATAACTATCGAGTGTTGCAGATGCTCCTCCAGCATTACCTGTTCCTGTTGGAAGTGCAAAGGTAACTATTGGTGCTTCTTTATAGAAGACTCCACCTGTTGTTCCTCCAGGGAACAGGTAAGCAGATGCTCCTATACTAATTGGGGCAGATAGTACACTAACACCTCCACCGACGATTGGGTAGTCTAAAATTGCAGTTGCAGCTGCTCCAACATGTTTTGGAGTAGAGAAAGTGACTTCCGGAACGTCAACATATCCACCACCAACACCTGTTACTGTTACTACACCAATGTTTGCTATTTCGCTAAGTATTGATGTAGCAGCTGCTCCAGTTCCTCCACCATCGTATATTCTGATGGATGGTGCTATAGTATATCCAGATCCAGGATTTACCAGATCAACATTTTGAACTGACTTGAGTGCAGAATTTGAATTTAGA